TGCTAGTGTTTCTGGTTCTGATGGGTGCGGAAACCGTGATGGAAGGCTGCTATCCATTTGATTGCGCAAAATTCAAACACTTTATTCAAGCCTCCTGCTCAGCGCCGTTTGCTATGAATTTCTGCCCCATACCCACCATCTTGCCAAAGTTGTGACCTGCCTCAGTCGCCTGAATTACCATTTTTGCTGCATTGATTTCAACTTGAATTGAGTCGTTCAATACTTTCATGTTGGCTGCAATCGCCATCCCACGCCCAATGTCCATTTGGCCGCTGCGAAGCTCTGTAATTGTGTCGAGAATCATTCTTCGTGCATCGCCAGTGGTTGCGATTCTATTTGCGTTGAAAGTGTTTTCCATTTCAGTTCCTTTTTATTTGAGATTTCTGACGATTTGATTAATGAAGAAATTACTTTTAATTCAGTGATGCTTTTCTTTTGCTGAAAATAATCATCCAGCGTTTCGAACAAAATGCTTTTCAAGTTTGGCTCTTGTTTCATTTGCGCCACCATTTATGACTAATGCTTTGATTACGTTCAGCAGAGGATATTTAGATGCCCCTCTTGGAAATTTTGCAGCAACAGCACTGCATTTTTTAGAATTGCAAATAACCCACCTGTTAAGGCATTTCAGCATATCGCTTGGGAAAACAAGTCCGCAGCAATCGCACTCTAAATGGCCTTTATCCGCAATTAACACGTATGTTTTTGACTCTTTATACGCGAGAGTTAATTCATCAATTTTTATTTGTTTAGCCCATTTGTTTTCAAGAATTGCCGATCTTGTTTTCCAGTATTTATCTCTAATCAGTGAAAGCCTTTCTACTTTTCCAACAAAGAGTTTGATATCTAGCCCAACTAATGTTTTATGGTGAGAATTTGTATATTTCTCTGCAAGCTGTAGCTTCAGGCGGTCACTTTTTTCTGGCGTTACTTCGCCAAACAGTTTGGAATACTTTTCAAGCACCATGAAAATCAGGTCAACATAGTTATAGACTCTTTCATCTTTGTATCGAAACACGTTTGGAGTGCCATATATAAGTTTTGAATTTCTTACTCTCAATCTTTCAGCTAAGTTCATATCCACTCCATTTCGGGTATTTATTTGCTCTTGTCTCTGGCTAGTTTTTCCGTTAATTAAACAGCGTAGGAATACTTGCCACGGTACGGATTTTGGAAAGGTATATCGTCGTCCATATCTGCAAAATTCGGGGCGCGTGGCGCGTCTGGCGCAGGCTGGCTTGCTGGTGCTTGGCGCGGTGCAGGTGCAGGCGCGCTTCCATCTTGACGACCGCCTAGCATCTGCATGCTGTCCGCCTTGATGTCAGTTGCGTATTTTTCGACGCCGTCTTTGTCTGTGTATTTGCGAGTGCGTAAGCTGCCTTCGACGTACACCTGCGAACCTTTTTTCAGATACTGGCCAGCGATTTCAGCGAGCTTGCCAAAGAAGGTGATGCGATGCCATTCGGTCTGCTCTTTCTTTTCGCCAGTCGCTTTATCTTTCCAGCTATCGGTTGTCGCAACGGTAATATTTGTGATTGCGTCGCCGCTGGGCAAATATTTTGTTTCAGGATCGCGTCCCAAATTGCCTACGATGATGCATTTATTTACTGATGCCATGATTACGCCGCTCCATGTTGTTGATTTATCTGTTTTACTTTGATTTCTATGTACTTTCTTGCCGCTTCGACTTTGGTCTTGATTTTGTTTTCAAGATCTTTGTCTCGCTCATACGGAACAATTGTTACTCTCAAATGCTCTGGTATATGGTCAACAAAGTGCAGGTCTTCTTGTTCAAATTTGATCAATTCATCTGGCGTATTGACCATGCAGTAAGCAATCTCAGAATAATCAACGTTCCACAACATCATGTACGCGCGTAGCTGCCATTCATAGTTTTTATCTAATCCATCCTCTTTTGTGGCTGGAAAAGTAGGAAGGCTCCATGATGATTTGATGTCAATGATCTTTGAGCCAGTGAAAATGTCACATTCACCAGTTACCCAATCATTTGTTCTGCGCTCTGTATTTTTCTTATAATCAGTAAAAAATACAGAGTTATAAAGTTCGATTGACTGGTCTTCTACAATCAAACCTTTTTCCATGTACTTGCCGCTTATTACTTCATGGAACCCATAGACAAATTCTTTGGCCATTTTGTCTAATGTCGTTTTTGCGCCTCTTGAAAGAGTTTCATTTTTTTCTTTTGGATCAGTCATCAAGTCGCCTAATGCTGATGCTCGTATGTGGATCATGCTGATTGCTCCTCGCTTTGTTTTAAGATTTCCTCTTGTTCTGCTGTAATCTCAAAGTTATCGCGCAATTTTTTCTCTGTGTATGCGCCAGATTTAATCTGTTCAATTGCGCGTTTCAATCGCTCATCCGTAATGAATTGCTTTTTCTTCGTCATCACTTGTGGGCGAACACGTAAGCAAGGAACGTTTTTTTCTTTGCCCATATTGGTAGTACTGGCGTATATCGTGATAAGTTTTCCAGCCCATGTTTCAATGTATGGGCTATATAATTTCTCGATTGACAGGGAATTAGTTTTATTCAGGATTAGCGGCTTTTGCCCTTTCAAATGAGCAATCGTGTGCATCTCCTTTTTCCCGCCCATCATCGTTACTTCTTCATGGGTGACATGTGTTATTTCAACCGTTAAGTCATCGCCTTCGTTTGGTAAAGCATAAACACCAATAAAGCGCGGATCGGTCAACTTTTTCCAATGTGTTCTTGTATCTGCGTTCATTTTTTAGCCTTTCGCTCGGGACTAAATAAACTTGTTAAACTTCAAAAAAATAACCAGTCTTTTGCTGCCCGATATACACGTAATGGAATTGGGCAATATGCGTGGGCGTTGTACCAAAATCGGAAGCCAGGCTTATACTTTTTGATCGTCATTTGGGTTCTCCGACAAGCCGCGCCAGTCGAGGTTTTGGTATTGACTTTTATAAGCGCGAGACATTTTTGCTGCTTCTATAGAAATAGATCTGAACCCCCAAAATTTCCCATCCCAAAATTGAAATGCAATAGCCCCTGATTCTCTTAACTTGCATTCATAAACACCCACATGCGCCGGAACAAACTTTCTTCCATCGAACCATTTAGTTAGTTTCATTTGCTCACCATCCTCACGCCAGTCATGTATTCCGCTTCAATCGAAAGCGCCCTTAATTCACGTTGCAGCTGCTTCTTTTCTGCCTGTGCTTGCTTGATTGCTTCTTGCTTGTAGGCTTCAGCATCGGCTTGTTCTTGCTGTTCATCTGAAATAGCGCAAATGGACATAATCAGCGTAAAGAAAACAGCGGCAAGAACCCATGTTGTGAATGTTTCGCGGGTCATGGTTTTGTTCCTTTCGCTTTTGCGATCACGTCGCTAACATCAAAATCAGCACAGGCATTTCCTAAAAGCCGCATGTCTTCGCTCATAGACAATACTGCATTGTTAGCACCTTCTGGATGCCAATCAGAAATACGGCGACCATGAAGCTCTTGCATTAATCCGTCGATAAATTCTTGGGCGCGTAATAACTCTTTCAGCAAAACGGGTTCTCGCTGATTCAGCGGGGTTGATTAACAAGGCTGGCTCACTTTAAGAGCCACCACAAGAAAGAGCGCGGGCATGAAAAACAGACGGATGCGTGGCAATAAAGGCAATCCCAATACCGGCCTTCAGTGTGCGTGGTCTGCTCTTTTTCTTGTGGTGAATGCGCAGGCTGATGCGCACGCGATAGTTAAACCCGGGCGCGTAATTGAGCAGACGAATCTTGAACTGAGTTATGCGGAAGAAGTTAGTACCGACCGCCACACGTAACCTGGCCGCGTAAGAGTCAGGAACTACACAGAAGCAGAGAAAAAGGGACGCAATGCGAAAGCATGACTCTGGTGGAGCGCACTGCTAAGACCCGCCATCCGTTTGATTAAATTCAGACTGCTTCTGTGTAGTGAATACGAAAAAGACGATTCAAAACGGAGATACCGATATGATCAAAAAAGTGCAGCAAGCAGCAAAGGAAAAGTTTTGTAGGTATTGCGAAAAACCAGCTCAACTATTGATGCTTGGTATGCGCGGATACCCATACCGACAAGACTATGGGCCGACATATGTTTGCGTTCCATGTGGGGCTTGGGTTGGATGTCATAAGGGGACAACGAATGCACTTGGTGGACTTGCTAATGCTGAATTGAGAGAGTGGAAGATCAAGGCTCACGCAGCTTTTGATCCTCTATGGCAAGGAAAGCAGCGTCGGGATAAATGCAGCAAAAGAACAGCGCGAAAAGCTGGTTACGCTTGGCTATCTGAGCAACTCGGAATCCCAGTAAAAAAGACTCACATCGGGTTTATGAATTTAGAAGAATGCAAAAAAGTAGTTGAAATCTGCTTTTAATTTCGATCTTCATATCTTCCTCAGTGGTTAGATAACTAAAATCAAAGCAATCGCAGGAGGCTATTCATTTCTCCCCGCGGCTAGACGGTGCGATCACTTTGGTTTTAGCTCTCCTTTAAAACTACGCTGGCGGAGAGTTACCAGCCGGATTTACGTGCACCGGAGCCGTATTGCTTTGCAGGACGCTGCTACCTGCTTCACGCTTCCCAGTTCTAGACCTGTTCAGCCAACGTTTTAAAAACCATCATCTGGCGCTCTGTTTTCCCATACGTTTCTTTGGGCTTCACGAAAGACAGATGCTTTAAATAAACCGTCCATTATTTCCAGTAGCTTTGCCGCATTTTTGTCGAGTACCGCTTTTGCAATTTCAGGCTGCGCAAGGAAATAAAAGTCTTCGTCAATGTGTGGGTGTATGGCAATGCGTGGGTGTCTGGCAATGTGTGGGTGTATGGCAATGCGTGGGTGTCTGGCAATGCGTGGGTGTATGGCAATGCGTGGGTGTATGGCAATGCGCAGGTGTATGGCGATGCGCGGGTGTCTGGCGATGCGCGGGTGTATGGCGATGCGTGGGTGTATGGCGATGCGTGGGTGTCTGGCGATGCGCGGGTGTATGGCGATGCGTGGGTGTATGGCAATGCGCAAATAGTCTGGTTTTCTAAAGTAGGCAGTGAGAACGGGACGCTGACAGTTACGCGCTCTAAAAAAGGTTTATTCGTATCTCGCGGCTGCTTTTCAGGAACTGATGTTGAGTTTCTGTCTGCTGTTGAAAAAAAACACAGATTTGATTCAAAGATTGGTCGCGAATATCAATTGCTAATTGAAGTTGCGCGATCACGGATTGATACAACTGCGCAAACTTAAAAGGGAGATTGTGATGAGCGAAGTTAAACATACAGCGGGGCCGTGGAATCTTAACAAAGATACAGGCGTAGAGCCAATAGGTACAGATGGATTACCTGTCATGTCAATGTCAAGGCCACACGAAGAGTTAATGG